GGGACCGCGCGGATCGGCAAAGGCAAACTTGTAGCGCGGATTGCCAGCGAGAAACGCAGCGTGGTCGTCGATGCTGCCTTGCCAGTCCGGATAGGCCCGGAAACGCGCCACCATTTCAATAGTGCGGCCATCGACCACCTCATGCGTTTCCTGCAGTGTCACCGGCCCACTCCAGCCGGTGTCGGCCTTGATACCGAACAGATTGTGTCCGGGCGCGTGCGCACCCCAGGCCGATTCCAGCGCGGCCTGCGCCACGGTCACGCTCGCGGGCACGCGTGTTGCGCGCATGCACGCCTGCGCCGCCGGGACGATGGCGGCGATAAACTCGGCCGGCGTCATAGGACACGCGGGCTGTTCCGGTGCCACCGGAACAGCGGCGGGTGGCAGGCTTGGCGGAATCGGCGGCAGTTGTCCGACCGCGCCACCCGGTTGACTAGGTTTGGCACCGAAGCGGCGCGCCAGCGCCACGAACAGGTCACTGAGCCACATCGCCGGCTCCTTTGTCGGTGGTGAAGACGCGCGCCGCCAGCACCAGCACAAAGCCAGCGGTGGCAATCACTCGGCCCCATCCTTGCGGCAACTGCGCCTTCAGGTCATCTGGCAGCAGACCCCAGGCCGAGATGAGCGTGGGCCCAATGCCAAAGAGCGCCGCGAAGAGCGCGCCCAACCGGACGCTGGCGAAGGTGTGAGCTTGCCGCCATTCATCGATCAATCGAAATTTCATTGGGTTCCCCCTCATTTTTTGGTGAAGTAGGTCAGCGCGAGGTACGTCATGCCACCGAGCGCCATCGAGCACAGCCCGTAGAACGTCCAGCGCCCGAACGCGGCGAACTGTTCATTGAGCCATTCCTTGATGGCTTGCTTGACGGCTTCCTTGAACGCCGCCGTGTCTTTGATGTCGTCCATGACGTGCCCCAAAAAAGAAAAACCGCCCGAGGGCGGCAGCGATTGCATATCCATGATGGTTCGCTAGGTGCAGTTGATTGAAACCGTGCGACGCCTGCGGCTGACCGACGCGGTGATGTTGGCCGTCGTGGCGCCGAGCGTGGCCCCCAGCGGCCCGCTGAACGTCTCGCCACCGCTCGCGCTCACGGTGAAGTTGGCAAGCGTCGACGCCAGCGGGCCGGTATAGGTTTCCGATTCGTAGATGGCCGCTGTCACGTTCGCAAGGCTGGCCGTGAGCGTGCCGTTGACGGGCGGCGGCGTGAAACTGAGATTGACCGCGTAGTGAGCCGGGGGCGTGTAGCTGCCGCTGAAGTTGAAATTCACGGCGTTGTGGGCGGGCGGCGTGTATGGCATCGCCTACCCCGGCACCACCTCGTCGTACCCGATCATCTGATACGTGGTCGGGTCGAACGCGCAGACATACACGTCAGTGAAGCCGCCGCAATTGACGCTGTACGCACCGCCCGCGCCCGAGAGCACTTGCCCGATGGGCTGGCGCGAGATTTTGTCGTAGACGACGACAAGCAAGCCGCTTGTGCCGGTGCCGGCCACGCTGACCGTGCCGGAAACCGTCGTGCCCGTCCCGGCAGAGCGCATGCCGGTCAGGCGGGCGCCGTTGCCAGTGGGCGGCGTGCTCTGCATGGCGGGCAGAGAGGGATTCGACTTCTTGCCGGTCTCCGCGCCCGCGTTCACGGGTAACGTGCGCGCTTCGTTCGTGCTCCACGACGCCTGCCCGCGCACATAGGTGGCAATCGTCCACGTTGAGCCGTCGTCAGAGTATTCAAACGTCCAGGCGTTCGGCGCATAGGTCGCGGCCAGCGAGGCGGAGCTTGTCACGACGTATTCGACAATGGCCTGGGCGCTGGCGAATTGATAGCTAATCGTGCCGCTTGACGATGAGGTCAATTCGCAATCGGTGGCCAGGTTGTCATCGAAAGCGTTGGCAGCGGGAAAGCTGCTGTTGATGTTCGTGCCGCCTGCCGTGCCGCCCGTGCACACGTCCGCTCCGCCGACCGACGTATGCATTTCGATTTCCGCAAGGCTGATATTGTTGCCGTTGCCCCCCGAAAAATTGAGGCGCCAATACACATGCGAAGCCATGGCATTAGCTCCACGTGTTCGAGGTTTCCACGACGATTTGCCCCTGTGCGTTCGTGCCGTTCGCGTTGTTTGAGTTGATCGTCACGGTGCTGCGCACGTTGAGCGCCAGGAACGACTTACCGGCCATGTTGCCCGTGCCGGTGAACGTGTCGGCATGCCCGCACGGTTGGTAGTGCATGGGCGACCAAAGCCCTTTCAGGTAGCCGAGAATCGACCCGTGGGCGAGCAGGAACAACGGTGCCAATTCCAGCGCGTTGTCGGGGCCATTCGGATAGGACAGCGGCGCCGAAGCCGAGCCAATGACGGTCGGGATGCTTGTGCTGACGCTGCCATAGATCGCGGCCCCGCTCATCTTTCCGATTGGCGTAGAGCCGCCTACGCCGGTCCAAAGCCGGTCGATATAGGAACCCGGAGCAACGCCGGCTGCCGAGTTGAGCACGCCGCTAGGCGTGAGCACGGGCAACGATTCATACCCGTCGCTGCTTTGGTTCTCGCCGCTGCGCCCGACAATTGCCGTGTTGTAAGTGTCGCCACTCTTGTAGGAGAAAAAATCCCCGAACGAGAACGCCATCGAATACGCTGGCCCCGTGTAGTCGCCCGTATCCACGAACAGGTGAAAGCACGTCGCATCGGCCACGCAATACCAAGGCCGCGCCGTGCTGTCCGCCGTGGTCGACTTGCGGCATACCACGCCGAACGACGATTGCGAGGACGTGGGAAAGGCCATCGTGCCGGTCCCGAGCGCGGTCATTGCTTCATAGCCGCGCATGCGCGCTTCCTTGGCCGTGGTCGGCCCCGAGTCGTCAATGTCCAGGTAATAGCTGTTGCTGCCGGTGCCTTGCTTGTAGTCGCGTTTGTTGGTGCCGGTGTAGGCAATCGTCCAGCCCGCCGCCGACTGCGAGCCGTAGCCGTTGACGAGAATCGCATCGAGCAACGCGACGAGCGATCCCACGGCGCCGGTCAGCGTCGGCGCGCTCGTATCGGTCGATTTGTAGAGAGTGACGGCCATGATGTGTCCTCGCGGTTACGGGTTGCCTGCGGTGAACGTTGCAGACGTGACGCTCACGGTCGCGCCCGACGCAATCGCCGTCGAATTGAGGTTCACGTCGCTGCCCGACGTGCCGACATCCATGTCCATGAGGAACGTGCCACCCGAGGTCGTGAGCCGCGCCCATGTCGCGGTGCCGGTCGTGGATGCGGTCGCGTTGCTGATCGAATTGAGGGTCAGCACGCCGCCAGATGCGGCGGGCGCAAAGGTCGCGTTGCACGTCAGCGCCGCAAGCGCGGTCGTGGCTGTCCCGCCCGTGGCCGGGCGCGTGCCGTTGTAGATGGTCAAAACGGCGCTGCCGCCCGCCTGCGTGGTGATGGCGTTCAGCATGGCGTTACGCACCGCCGCTGCGATTCCTAGCGTCATGGCTTGGCTCCCTATGGGCGAAAAAAAACGCCCCGAAGGGCGTTTCTCTTGGCGTTGGTGTTTGGGGCTTACGGGCGCGTACCCGCCAGCGTGAAAGCGATGTCTGCCAGCGTCGCATCAGCGGCGGCCGGCGCGACCAGCGTGAGCACGTCACCTGCGGCGACGCTCGTTGACGACGTAATCGAGACGGTCCCCACCGTCCCCGCCGCTGCAAAGGTCACGGTGCCGATGGCGCTTCCGTTTTTTTGCAGGGTGAACGTGCATGAGGCCGTGGCGGCGGTATCCGCGCCCGCGCCACCCGAGGCGCCAGCGGGCAGCGTCCAGGCGCGCGGGCTGTAGAACTTCCAAACCACCTCATTGTTTGAGGCCAGCCCTTCGATGTAGCCGCCCACGTCATAGAGGCCCGAGGCCGGCGCCGCACCGCTTGGCTGATAGCTGCGCTGATCGGTGTAGCTCGTCACGGTCGTCGTACCGGTCACAATCGAATAGAGCGCAATCGTGCCAGCCGGGAAACCGGTTGTATTGACCGACACGGCGCCGGTCGCGGCACTCGCATAGACGTAGTTCGTCGTGCTGGCCGCAAGCGTCAACGTGCCATTGGCGATGGCGTTGGCGGTCGCCCCGACTTGATAGTTGCCGCCGTAGTAGCCCCAGGTCAGGCCATTGCACGCGCTCGCGTGCCGGCCCCAAAGCGTTGACGGGCTGGCGGCGTCGAGCAAGGCATTGACCACCACCTCTTTCGCGGCTTGGTTCGCCGCGATGGTGTCGAGCAAGGTCGTGCTGTTGGACATGGCTTACCTCGTCATCGACGCGGCGGTGGCGCGGCCCAAGATGCCCAGGTCGCTGTTTTGCGCCACGCTGAAATTGATCGTGTTGCCGCTGCTGAAACCATCGGCAGTGATGTTCGCAGCGCTGTAGATATAGGTCTGCGCAGCCGTCACGGTGACGGTGCGAACCGGCGTGCCGCCGCTGTTGCTGATGGTCAGTTGATACGATTCGACTTGTTCATCGAGCGGCACGTCGGCGCCGTTCAACCATTGCGCATTGATGCGTGCGCGCCGGGTCCAGAACAGGGAAATGTCGGCAAGGCTCGCCGCCGACCCCGGCTGCGCGCGGAATTTGGCCGGCGCAAGCGGTTGTTGCCGGGCGTTGGTCGGGGTCAACTTCAAGACCGGGCCGGGCGTTCCTGCGAAGACGTTCATAAGCCGCGTCTCGAAAGAAAGCTGCGTGCCGATGTCGTGCACGTTGACGCCGACCGGCGCGAGCGCGTTGCCGAGCAACACGAACGCCTCGCCCACGGCGTGCGTGCTCGTGACCCATTCCGTACCGCCAACGCCGCGCAGGAACCCCGACAGCCGATAGGTGTTGGCCGCGATCAGCGTGGCATTGCGGAAAAAGACGATTTCGCCGCCGATCCAGGCCGCGTTATTGCCGGCAAGGAAGTTCGCATAGGTGACAGACGCCAAGGTGCCCTCTTCGACGTGCACGGTGACGGTGTTCAACTCGTCGGGCTGATTGCCGCCGCCGAAGTTGCCCAGCGCGCTTTGCGTGGCGCCCATGACCGACGCATCGGCAATCGAAATCAGGTCGGTAAAGCTGGTGCCGTCGCGCGACATTTCGACGGTGCAGCCGGGCCACGACGCCGCATAGCCGCTCGCGGCGAGGTAGAGGCCGGGCGAGGTGTCTTGCGTGCGCAGCGGCAGCACGTCGAGCACGGCGAGCTGGGTCGGCCCGTTGTAGGGGAGTTGCTGGGCGGGGAACCCTGCCGGTGGCCCGCCCGCCGCCGTCGACGTGTAGATGGCCGGCGCTTCCGACAGCGCGGTCCACTTGAGCGCGCCTTGCGCGTCGAACTGGCAGTCGACCAAGCGTACCGTGTAGCTTGCGCCGCCCGCGCCTTGCAGCGTCACCACGTCATTGGGCACATAGTTCAGATACGCGAGTGTCGTCGTGAACGTGAATTGCTCGCGCGAGAGCCACGCATTCCAAAGCATCGACTGTGCTTTCTGCAAGCCCTCGTCATCGCTCAAACAGACCGCGACCGAAAGCGATGCCTCTTTGTTCGATTTCGTGGACGAGCGAAACGCGACTTGCGCATTTTGCTGATAGTCGTTGTTCAGGCCCACATACGTGAGCGTCATTTTTTGCGGCAAGTCCAACTCTTGCGCGCGCACGATTTGCAGCGGGGTTTCGTTGGCCGTGTCGCCCACGGCGGTCGATGCGCCCAGGTCGCCATAGGCGAACGTGCCAACCGACGCACCGCCGCGCTTCACAAACGTCAACTTGCCGTCAGCATTGGTCGCGTCAAAAAAGTACGCGCTCATGAGCGGACTGAGGTTGTCGCGCGCCGTGGTGTTGGAGGTGATCGCGTAGCCGGCCACGTTGTCGGTCAGTTGCGACACGTCGTATTGCGTGGTCGCAAGGCTCGCCCGACCGCAAATGTCAGCCACGATGTTTGAGAGCGGAATGCCGAAGGTGCCGGCGCTTTGGAACGTCAGGGCGATGTAGTACAGCGTGCCGCCAGCACCGCCCGCCGCGCCGAGCATGACGAGGCCGGGACCCAGCACCTGCATGGTCTGCGGGGATGCCGAGAACCCCGAGCCGAGCACGGTCAGCGCGCCCGTGGTGGCATCGAACACATAGAGCTTGCCGCCGCCGTACATGTAGACGTGCCGGTCGTCGACGGCGTGACCGCATTGCACATATTGCAGTGAGCCGCTGTCCAGGCCGCTCCACATGTTCGTTTGAACAAGCGAAACCCCATCGAACTGATAGAGGTTGCCGGCGCCGTCCGAGGCGTAGACATACGTGCTCGTCACGCCCAGCACCGTGAACGGCTTTTGCACCGTCGAGGTCGCAAAGATCGACCCTGCGCCGCTTGCGTTGTTGGCGATGCCCAGCGTCAAGCCGACAATCGGGTAGCTGTTGCCGCCGTAGTTGCACGAACACCAGATGTTGTTACCGATCTTGACGAAACTGCGCCCCGACCCCGCCGCGCCGCTCGGGATGCCCGTGGGCGGCCCGTGGAAAATCGCGCCGCTCGGATCGTACCAATTCCATCCGCTTGAACCCGGCGCAAACAGGCCGGGGTAGTCTGACCAGCAAGCGGTCGGCGTGGCGACCCATCCAATCGGGTCAGCCGGCAAGAAATTCGCGGTCGTGCCGTAGGGGTTCCAAAGCTGGGCGCCGCTGGCCGTGATCTGCCCGACCCAAATGCCTGAGTAGTTGCCCGAACCGCCGTAGCCCGAACCCATGTAGATCGCGCCCTGCGCCGACAGGCCGGAAAGCGTGCCGGTGTCTTGGCTCGGCGTCTGTGTGTAGGTGCCCACCGTGCCCTGCACATAGATTTCGTTCAGGCCCGCCACGATCTCGAACGAGAACGAGGGCAGATAGTTGCCCCACGGCGACAAGTCCAACTCGTTGAACACGACATAGGCCAAGCCGCGATGCGCGGGCACGTTGCCGGCGCCCAATTGCGACTCGATCGTCGGGTCAGGCCATTGCACCTCGTCGCCGTTGTGCACGACAAAGTTTTGCAGCATCTGACTGCTGCCGCTGATGGCCGCAAAGTTGGACGGGTTCGACACGTCATAGACCAACTTCCCGTTGGCCCAAATGCGGCGCACGCCCGCAATCGGCCCCTCGCAAAGCCCGATGGCGAACGACATGCGCACGACGGTCTGACCGTTGCCGCCCTTGCCCATGCCCTTGCCGCTGGAGGTGTCTTCGTGCGGCTGCCCGGCCCAAATGACGTTGCCCGCGATGCGGTACATGCCATAGACGCGCGGAATGCTCTTGCCATAGGCGCTGTCTTGAATGCGCAAGTCGTTGATGTGCGGGCCGGGAGGCTTCTGCGGGAAGGCGAGGCCGCCGATAGCGGCGCCGGCCATCCAGCCGATTTCTGCCCCGGTCGGGCCGCCGAAATAGAAGCCGACGACCGCGCCAATCGCGCCGAAAACGAGCTGCGCCATTATTCGACCCCCGGCACGCGATAGGCGCCCGCAATGAGCGAGCGCCAACGGTCATCGATGCGGTGTTCCACCACGCGCCGGTTGATCGCAAAGGCGTGGATGATGGTATCGGGGCCGGTGACGATAGCGAGGTGCACGGGGCTGTTATTCCAGGCGAACAGAATCACATCGCCCGCATCGACTTGCGCGAGCGGAATGCGCTCCATCAACGCATCGCAGTAGGTGCGCAAGTCGCCGTTGGGGCGGCGTTCGTAGTTCGTGAAATCGAAGTCGCAAGCCCCAAGCGCGCGGGCCGTCTCCAACACCAGCCCCACGCAATCGACGGCAAGGCCCTTAAAACGGCCTTGGTGCCGCCAAGGCGTGCCGGTCCATGTACGGGCCTCGGCCACGAAATCCGCGCGCGTAATCATGACGATTGGGGCCGTAGGATGGTGTCGACGCCGGGCAGGTATGGCTCGCCCCGGAAATGCACGATGTTGTTAAAGCGGTTCTTGCACGTGCCGAACATGCGGTCACATCCGGCGACGATGGTGTACGTGTCGCCCGGCGCGACGGGGAACGGGAACGGCAGCGCGACGGTAACGACGCCCGGCGCGAAACTCTTCACCTCAGTGCTGTAGCCCGCGTTGGCGCCGGTCAGGAATGTCACGGTGCCATACGCGAAAAACCCGATGCTGTAGGTGTAGGAAATGAACACCTCCCAGCCGGGGTTATCGTTCCCGTCAAACGTGTAGGTGCCGTGGTACTGCTGCGAGCCGGGCGAGCCGCCTACGCTGCCCCACACGTTGCCCGATGCGTCTTTGACGCCCCCATCAGCCACGAACGCGCCGCCCGTGGGGGGAACGACCTTGATGGTGTAGGGCGATTGGGTCGGTATCTTGTGGCCGCGCGCGTCGGTATAAGCGACGGTCGGGCCGGTCTGCGTGAGGCTCGCGTCGAGCCACGTAAAAATGTCGGTCACGCCGCCGACCGTGCCCGTCGCCGTAAGCGGGCCGAGCGCCACCGTGCAGCGCGAATCTCCCAGGCTTGCACGGCACGTCGGCGTGTAGAACTCGCCGCTGGTCTGCTGCATCAATTGCGCCAGCCCACGAAACTCGGCCTTGTATTGGCCGTTCGCCATCGTCACTTGGCCGAGGATGCCCGATTGCAGAATGGCCGCGCCTTGCGTGAGGTCGGCGTAATTGACAAGCGAAATCGTGACGCTCGCGTAATCCCACAAGCCCGCTTCGATGTCGACTTGCGCAATCGCGCTCGAATCGAAAAGCGCCGTCACTTCCATATTGGTCGTGGACAGGTCGCTCTTGTTGTCGACTTGCGAATGGGTGTAGGCGCCCGCCGATTTGTAGGTGAAGCCGTTGAACGTCACGTCGCGGTCAAGGTCGGTGAAGCCGAACACCTGAGCGTCGCGGCGCGTGATGAGCCACAGCGTGCACGTGGTGTGGATGTCGCCTGCCAAGTGGGCGAGCAAGGCGGCGGAGATCGAGCGCACGTCACACCCGGATTTCGATGATGGGGATGCTTCCCCAATCGACCAGCAAATCGCCGTTCGGGCCGTTGCGGTCCACGATTTGCTTTTTCATGTCGTCCACGTCGAAGCGCACGGGCACATCAAACTGCCCGGCCCAGGTCAGCACGTCCGTGCTTTGCGGATAGAGCGACGCGGCGCCCCCGCTGCCGGTGTTGCCGGTCGTGTTGGCCGCGACGGTGATTTGATTCGTGCCGACCGCCGTGATTTGCCAGAGCTTGCCGTTTAGCGTCGTGCCAAGCGTGCCATTCACGCCGCTGATGGCAGCGTACTGGCCGACCGTCGCGCCGGTCAGCGCTGCGCCGAAATTCAGCACGGTCGTGGCTCCCGGCGTATTGCTTGTAATGCCCTGCGTTGCGTCAGGCACGAACGTCACCAGCCCAGTCGTGGTGTCGAGCGCGACATTGCCAGGGGACGCGCCCGCCGTCACGGGCGAGCCATTGCGATAAATCGCCGCCGTGCCAACGACAGGCTTGGTGATGTTGCGGGTTTCCGAAAGCGCGCCGGTCAGGTAGGTCTTGGCGAGTTGGATCACGCCCGGCGCAGTCGTGGCAACGAGCGTGCCGTTGACAGTCGTCGCCACGTAGTCGGTCCAATCCTTGATGCGAAAGCCATAGGCGCGGCCCTTGACCGAGCGGAAGAAGGCGTCGATGGCCGCCGTGTCCGCCGCGTTCATCATGCGGCGGCCCACGTCGAAGTGACAACGCGCCTGCGTCCACGCGATGGTGCGCGACTCGCGCCCGGAATAGATCGGCGTCACGACCGTCATGTACGTCGGCCCGACCGTCGCGCCGAACGCGATATTGTCGGGAAAGCGCGGGCTTTCGAGAAAGGTCACGTTACTGATTCCTGACTTGAGCAATCTGCGCATGGCGCATGATTTCCGCCGCCTGCTGCTGCGCCGTCTGCCGGCTGGTGCCTGCAGGTACGTTGATGTTCATGTGGTAAATCGACTGCCGACCGCCGCCCCCACTGATCGCGCTCATCGGGGTCACGGCGCCGGCCTGATTGCCGGCCAGCAAATAGGTGCGGTTCGCGTAGTGCAGCAATTCGGGGCCGCGCTCGGCCACTTCATAGAAGCGCCCCGGTTGCACGTCGCCGCCATCGACCAGGGCGCCGCCGAACAGGCCGGCAATCCATGCGAAGAAACCGCCCGCCGCGCCGCCCGAGCCGGCCGCCCCGCCCATGCCGGAAAAAAGCTGTTTCATGAGCGCGTTGGCCGCAAAGTCGGTGATGGTCTTCTCAATCGTATTGGCGAAGCCCATCACGGCCTGTTGCCACGTCTTCGTGCGGTCGACAATCTGAACGAGGGCGGTGGCGAGTCCCTTGGAAAACACGTCATCGAACTTAGCCCCAAGCGTGTCGGCGCTGATTTGCATGCGCTTGACTTGGTCATCGAACTGCTGCGCGAACTTGAGCATGTTCGAGTCGCCCGACTGCATGGCGATTTCGGTCACTTGGTCAGCCAACTTGCCCAGGTCGGTCGCGGCTTGCTGGCGCGCTTGGCTGATGCGCAACATGCCATCCAACTCGTTGAGTTGGCCCGTGTCGACGGCGAGCCGATAACCGTCCTCGGTCGTCTTGAGGTTTTCGGTAATCTTTTGGGCCTGTTGCTTGAGTTCGTTCAAGTCACCTTGCGCGACCGTGAGCCGGCGGGCCTCTTCCAGCGTGGCGAGCGTGCCGGCGTCTCCGCTGACGCTCGCCTGCCGCGTGAGCTTTTCGTGCGCGCGGTCAAAGGCAGTCGCGGCGTTTCCCCCAAGGTTGCCCTTGAGCTTCGCCAATTCGGCGTTGAGCCGAACGACCTCCTGCCGATACGCTTCGACATCCCTTGCCTGTTGCGGCACGAGTTCATTGAGTCGCGTCAGGTCTGCGGTGATGGCTTCATTCGCGCGGGTTTCGAGTTCCTTCGCCTTGGTCGACGCTTCGATGCGCTGCCGCTCGTCGCTCGCGGTCTTGGAGTAATCGCGCACAATTGCCGCTTCTGCGGCGTAGCCCGAGCGGATTCTTTCAAGGTGCTCGTCAGTCGCGTTGCTGACGCCCTTGTAGTAGTCGCTGATCGACAGCATGCCCGCCTCGTAATACTTTTTGAGCATGGCGTCGCGCTGCGCAAGCAACTTGTTTTCCTCCCGAATCGAATCCTCTATCGGGCGCAGACGTGCATCGAGATTGGCGCGGTCGATGCCGGCCTGCCCACGGTCCCGATAGCGCTTTTCGATGTCGGCCATCGCGCGGTCGTACAGGCCGCCCGAGAACGCAAAGCCCGCATCTTCGTTGCCGGTGACGCTGACATCCTTGAGAAACTTGGAGGTCGGATTGCCCGCCGCGAGTTCCGAAAACCGCTTCTTGGTCGCTTCGATTTCGCGGGCCTTGGCATACGCCTTATCGAGCCGCTTGAGTTCGCCGTCCAGCTCGTCGCCGGCCTTCATCGCGGCCTGCTGCTGGCGCGCAATCGTGCCGGCGCGGTCGGCCTGCGCCTCTTCAAGCCGCTTCAATTCATACAGGTTGGCAAGCGCCGATTGAATGTCAGGTATGGGGCCGCGCTGCCCGGTGTAGAGTTGGACGCCCTGACGGTCTTCGCGCTGGCGATTGCGCAGCAGTTGCTCCAGGCGCTCGATCTTGTCGTCCGTGGTCAGAGGCCGGCCGATGGACTTCAGCGCGTCCACGGTCGAACTGACGGCATTGCCAAGGCCGCGCCACATGCGCTCGGCGGTGCCGAGATTCTTGACCGCCGCATCGGCCGCGCGCTCATGCAGCGCTTCGAGGTTGACCGTGACGGCCTGTTCGATCTTGCCCTGCTCTTCCAGGCTCTTGATGTATTCGTAGGTGGACGCCGACAGGTAGTGCATCGAGCGGTTATGTTCTTCCGCCCATTTGGCGACGCCTTCGGACATCTTGCCGTAATCCTTGGCGACCTCCTCAGTCTTGGCGCCGGTGAGCGCCGCGTAGGTGACGAAGTCCGCCGACGCAAGCTGCAGTTGCGAGCGCGTAAAAGCGCCCGTTGCCGTCAGCGCCGCGACCGCTTCGCGCGAAGACCCGATGCTGTGGCCCGTCGCCTCTGCCACGGCTTTCGCCATCTCGTTATAGGCGCCCGCCGTCATGCCGGCATAGTTGCCGGTCAGGATCAGCGAGGTATTGAACTGATGCATTTCCCTGTAGCCGGCAATGGCTGCGAGGGTGACGGCGCCGATGGCGAGCGCGAAGCCGCCGATCATAAGACCCGTCTTG